ACTCTAGCAACTATATTCTAACAGCAAGCAATAATTTAATCAACAAGATCAAAGAGAATGACAATAACTCTAGTAACTATATTCTAACAGCAAGCAATAACTTAATCAACAAGATCAAAGAGAATGATAATAACTCTAGTAACTATATTCTAACTGCTAGCAATAATTTAATCAACAAGATCAAAGAGAATGATAATAACTCTAGTAACTATATTCTAACTGCTAGCAATAACTTAATCAAGAAGGTGAAAGAGAATGATAATAACTCTAGTAACTATATTCTAACTGCTAGCAATAACTTAATCAATAAGGTGAAAGAGAATGATAATAACTCTAGCAACTATATTCTAACTGCTAGCAATAACTTAATCAATAAGGTGAAAGAGAATGATAATAACTCTAGCAACTATATTCTAACTGCTAGCAACCTTATTTCCAAAAGAATCACAGATTTAACGACTGATATGATTACTGAGAAATCAAGTGCAGTGAATAAGTTTATAGTAAATAATCTCTATAATAATAACTTAGAAGTAAATGGAAGTTTAACGATCAACTCTAATTTAATTGTTCTAGGTGATACCACGCGTCTCGATACTGTTGCTTATACTACTGAAAGGTTGGAAGTAGTGAATGCTAACAATACCACAACTGCTTTTATGGTTCAGCAAAAAAGCGCGGATCGTGATATCTTTGTTGCTTCCAATATGAACACAGCTGTCTTTAGGATTGCTAATAATGGAGACGTACTTATAACAGGTGCTGGTGTTTATAAAAGAAATAATAGAGATGTTATCTGGGATACTAGCAACTACATTCTAACTGCTAGCAATAACTTAATCAACAAGATCAAAGAGAATGACAATAACTCTAGCAACTACATTCTAACTGCTAGCAATAACTTAATCAACAAGATCAAAGAGAATGACAATAACTCTAGCAACTATATTCTAACTGCTAGCAATAATTTAATCAACAAGATCAAAGAGAATGACAATAACTCTAGCAACTATATTCTAACAGCAAGCAATAATTTAATCAACAAGATCAAAGAGAATGATAATAACTCTAGTAACTATATTCTAACTGCTAGCAATAACTTAATCAACAAGATCAAAGAGAATGATAATAACTCTAGTAACTATATTCTAACTGCTAGCAATAACTTAATCAATAAGGTGAAAGAGAATGACAATAACTCTAGTAACTATATTCTAACTGCTAGCAATAACTTAATCAATAAGGTGAAAGAGAATGATAATAACTCTAGCAACTATATTCTAACTGCTAGCAATAACTTAATCAATAAGGTGAAAGAGAATGATAATAACTCTAGCAACTATATTCTAACTGCTAGCAACCTTATTTCCAAAAGAATCACAGATTTAACGACTGATATGATTACTGAGAAATCAAGTGCAGTGAATAAGTTTATAGTAAATAATCTCTATAATAATAACTTAGAAGTAAATGGAAGTTTAACGATCAACTCTAATTTAATTGTTCTAGGTGATACCACGCGTCTCGATACTGTTGCTTATACTACTGAAAGGTTGGAAGTAGTGAATGCTAACAATACCACAACTGCTTTTATGGTTCAGCAAAAAAGCGCGGATCGTGATATCTTTGTTGCTTCCAATATGAACACAGCTGTCTTTAGGATTGCTAATAATGGAGACGTACTTATAACAGGTGCTGGTGTTTATAAAAGAAATAATAGAGATGTTATCTGGGATACTAGCAACTACATTCTAACTGCTAGCAATAACTTAATCAACAAGATCAAAGAGAATGACAATAACTCTAGCAACTACATTCTAACTGCTAGCAATAACTTAATCAACAAGATCAAAGAGAATGACAATAACTCTAGCAACTATATTCTAACTGCTAGCAATAATTTAATCAACAAGATCAAAGAGAATGACAATAACTCTAGCAACTATATTCTAACAGCAAGCAATAATTTAATCAACAAGATCAAAGAGAATGACAATAACTCTAGTAACTATATTCTAACAGCAAGCAATAACTTAATCAACAAGATCAAAGAGAATGACAACAACTCTAGTAATTACATTTTAACTGCTAGCAATAACTTAATCAACAAGATCAAAGAGAATGACAATAACTCTAGCAACTATATTCTAACTGCTAGTAATAACTTAATCAATAAGGTGAAAGAGAATGACGATAATACATCTATAAAGATATCTTTGCTATGCAATACATTACTTGCTGTAGCAACAATAAATGAAAACAACTCTAGTAACTACATTTTAACTGCTAGTAATAATCTAATAAATAAGATCAAAGAGAATGATAATAACTCAAGTAATTATATTTTAACGACAAGCAATATCATATCACAACGTATCAACAATACGACTACGGACGATATACGAGAGGGTGCTAATAATAGATTTATAATTCAAAATAAATATAACAGTAATCTTGAAATTCAAGGAAACCTCGTTGTCAATTCAAATCTTGTCGTGAATAGTTTGGCATCGCTACGTAATAATGTAAACATTAGAGGCGACATTAATTTCACAGGCGAACTATATAAAAATGGTATGCTCTATCCGAATGGCAAAACATACACGGGTAGTTCGTCTATCTTATCACAATACAGTCCGATCCAAATGCGATTCACAATGTATAAAAATGCGGTTGAGAAAACTGGGAGCGGGTGGCAGTTTATAGATAATAATATCAATGTCGTCGATGATAAGGTTCAGGGTTTCTGTGCCCGCATTAAAGTGAATCATTATTCGTCAAAAGTATTGATCAATTTAAATTGCCATATAGGTATTGATTATGGGACAGACGCGAGATGGTGGGGGTTGCGTTTGTATCGCAAAATTGGTGAAGCGGGTGAGTGGGTTCATCTAACGGATGCTGACGGTGCGGACGGCAACGATGGGACGACGTGTTGGATCTCGCACAATCTTGGAGCGGAATCAAGCACATACTCGTATTTTATTGCGAATGTGAGCGGTGCCTATTATGATATCCCAGGAATATCAAAGGAATATATTTATTATACTGTGAAATGGTGTTCTCTCCTTGGTGACAACACGCAAGACGGCAAGTTATACCTGAATAGACCAGCTGTAATGAACGCCTTAAATGCTCCTATTGTTTCGTCTTCTTGGAATATCAGTGAAATATGGCAACTAGAAACCTCGTATTTCCCGAAAGGCGGTATCGTAACCAAATATACACCCACGCAAACGCAATTCAATATTTATAAAAATGTGGTAGAAAAGGTGAGTGGTGGTTGGCAATTTATAGACAGCAATACGTCGGTTATAAACAATACGGTTCAGGGTTTCTGCGTTCGCATAATGCCGAACCATTATACATCCAAGGTATTATTGAATTTAAATTGCCACATAGGTATTGATTATGGGACGGACGCGAGATGGTGGGGATTGCGCTTATATCGTCGTATTGGCGAAACGGGCGATTGGGTTCATCTAACCGATGCGGACGGTATTAATAATAATGACGGGACGCCTTGTTGGATCTCGCACAATCTTGGAGCGGAATCAAGCACATATTCGTATTTTATTGCGAATGTGAGTGGTGCCTATTATGATCTCCCGAACACGATGGATACCTACGTCTATTATACTGTGAAGTGGTGTTCGCATTTAGGAGATATTGGGCAAAACGGCAAGTTATATTTAAATCGCCCAGCGACCTATAGCGCAAACAGTGCTGTTCTGTCGTCATCGTGGAATGCTCAAGAGATATGGCAGCGTGAAACAACGTTTATTCCGAAAAATGCGGTCATCTGCCAGAATATGTCTATACAGACGCTTTTTAACATTTATCGTAATATTGTGGTTAAAAACGGGAATGGTTGGCAGTTTATAGATAATAATATAAACATTATAAATGAAAAGATTCAGGGTTTCTGTGTTCGCATTAAACCCACGCATCCTTCGTCTAAAGTCTTAGTTCATATATCGTGTCATATAGGTATTGACTATGGAACAGACGCGAGATGGTGGGGACTGCGATTGTATCGCAAGATCGGCGAAGCGGGCACGTGGGAGCATATAACAGACGCGGATGGCAATAATCTAATAGATAACCAAGGGACTTCGTGTTGGCTTTCTCACAATTTAGGAGCGGAATCAAGTACATCCTCATATTTTGTGGCGAATATATCGGGGTCATTCTTTGACCTACCAGGGACGGATAGCGATTACGTGTATTATACTGCGAAATGGTGTTCTATATTAGGTGATAATTCGTTGGAAGGGAAGATCTACTTGAATCGCCCGGCAACCTATAACGAAAACAATAGTGCCGTTCTATCGTCTTCGTGGAACGCGCAAGAAATATGGCAACTAGGGACACCCTATGAACCTGCGGAGTATTCTATCATTAACATATTCAATAATAATAATGTAGGGATAGGCACTACGAATCCCGTATGTAAATTGGATGTGGACGGGACAATTAACGCGACCAACTATTCGTCCATCAGTGATCGGCGATATAAAAAGGATATAAGGAGTGTGGATAGTTCACTTGGGTTGATTAATAGATTGACGCCGGTATCGTATTTGACGATTACACAGAATGAAGGGGATAGAAGGAATTACGGGTTTATTGCTCAAGATTTACATCAACATATTCCAGAGGCGGTGAATGTCCCAGTCCAGGAAAATCATAATTATACGATTGAATATATGTCGCTCATCCCGCTATTAACAAAGTCAGTTCAAGAGCTGTCTGACAAAATAAATGATCAACAGAAAATGATAGACGCTCAACAGAAAATTATAAATGAACATATTATGCGATTGAAAGACAGGGATTAAACGACACCACCCCTTTACTTACTTTCACAATCCCTTATATACTTTTTTTTATTTATTATATTCATTTATAATATAATGAGCGTAAAAAACGAGGATATTAAGATGTCTCCTAATCTGCCTTACAAAATAGAAAAGTTGCTATCCAAGACGGAGGCACTCGTGCTTTTATGTAGTAAGGCGAGCGGTTATTGGTCAATGATAAAGTTTGCGTTCAATATACCTTTGGTTTTGACATCAAGTGCGATGTGCATCATTAATAGTATAAGCGAGGATGCGAATGAAGTCAAGATACCGAATATCGTGGTAAATGCGATTAGCGTTTTAATTATTTCTCTTAATAATTCTATAAAAGGAGGTGAAAAATGCGATTTATTCCGCCGATTAGGACAACAATTCCTATTATTAGCGGGGCAAATTGAGAACGACGATGAAATCACTGACAATGAGTTCAATTTATTAGCATTGAAATACGAGAACCTCGTAAATGATATTTTGTTTGAAGAAATACCGAACCGGTTTAAAATGCAAGTTATTGAAAGTTTTAAAGATCGGCATCTGCCTCTACAACTGAACGGATGCAGTGGTAATAATAAAAATTATGTATCGCCTAATCATACGAATTCCGCTGAAATTGTGATACGCCAACAGAACGCGATGAATTCAGCTGCCTAATCCATATCTTCGTCCACATCGTCATATATATTATAATTATCATTATCCTTACTATTATAATCCTTGTCCTTCTCTTCGCCTTTATATGCGTCGTTCATATCACCCTCGGCATCCACGTCGTCTGCTTTTGCGTTCGCTTCGCCATCAATATCAACATCTTTCACAACCGTTATGCCAGCAACTTTCATTTGCCTACGGATCTCATTTTCTTCAATATCTAGGTCTTGATTCTCTTTTAATTTTTTGATTTTGTATTCTTCGCGTTTTTCATTGATAAACACAGCGATCTCTTCGGCGGTCAAGAACTTGTTGTATTTCCCTCCCACATAACTTTTCAAATATTCATAGAGTTTCTCCGCATTCTCCCGAATAAATTCTTTAGGGATATTTTCTATTCCTGACAAATCAGGGGTATGTAGCGAATTGCTGATCACCACGATATTAATTATATTTACGACATCCGCTTCTTCCGCATTATAATTTTTATTGAGATTATAGAGATGCTTGATCATCATCTTTATTTGTTTGACGGAATTCATGATATTCTCTTTTAATACCTCGTTATCGTTGTATTTAGACGAATTGGCGTTCATATAGATTATCCTGCTAATATTCAGCAAAACCTCTGTGTAATTAATATAGTCGCAATTTAGAAAGTCCAGACTTATGTTATTTTTAACATTTTTAAGTTTCTTGATATTCTCGGTGATATGCGATTTAATACTGTCCATATCGTAATTTATTAATTTGTCTATTAAAACGCCCGGCAACAACTCACTTTTACCGCGCATACTTTCCAACCACGCATCCGCGCTATAATTTTTAAAGTTATACACAAAAGGACTCTTATTTATATACTTAACGTGTTTATTCTTCTCCTTGACTTCTTTCATAAATATATCGTCGTCATCGCTATCCACTATATCGTCTTCCCTCTCAATTTCTTCCTTCCTTTTTTTGTTCTTTTTACCATTCTTTGAACGTTCCTTTGGTGGCGTGAATCTCGTATCCCGAACATTGTTTATTAAACGGACTTTTGAATGATACTCTTTTAATTTAATGACATCGTCGTTAAAATCCGTAATATCGTTGAAATTGTTGTCTAATTTACGTAGGCAACACCCTTGAATATACTTGTGTATTTTCTCAAATTTTGAATTACTATTGGGCGTATATAGGAGTTTGTCAATGTAAAACATTTCGTCGTCCGTATATTTATTCCGATCTATCGCGCATTTATTCTTGCCCTCCGCCTTCTTGCTAAGGAGTTCACTCAATATATCGGGATCCCTGTCTTTGTATTCGTTCTCCACAATAGACAAAAAATTCTTTCGCAAATCTTTTATATTTATAATATAATCATTATTATCTGTGTATTTAAAGAAGTCACTTATGACATCTATAATGTAATAGAGGAGTCCTCGTGTATTCAGTTTATCCAGGTGATTCGGGTTTAAATCATTCATATTTAGAGCAACTTGTCCTTTAAATATTTTATCTTGGGTATCCACAATCCAGAAGCAGATCGCGTTACAAAAGATTATATTCGTCGTTTCTATAAACTCGTTATTCACCCTTTTAATTATACTTTCATGATTTTTATCAATTCTCTCTGTGAATTCTTTTTTATCGCCCTTATTATACATGATATCTAAGATATGTAGCGCTGTCATTTGGGAATATTTCTTCGCATACTTTTCAGCACCCTCTATATTATTTTTTTCAAACTCCTTCAAGTATTTTTCATATCGCGTGGACACGCTACGATATTTCTTAAATAAATAAGCGGATATATCATCATAATCAATGTCAATATTTGCAACATTATTGACTTTCTTCAACAATTCTAAGATGATTCGCAACATCTCAATAAAACCCTTTTCATTTTTAAAATGAATATTTGCGATATATCGGTTTAATTCATAGTTATTCGCAATACCCCCTGTGCCTCCCCCCGCACCACCTTCATCATTCACAAATCCTTTATTTTCGTCATCAATGATGTCATCGTCATCCTTCACTCCTTCATAATTATCAATGTCGTTCGCATCACAGATCGCCTTGTTTTCTCTCTTGGATATAACATACTTCTTGCCATCCTTGTCATAATCGTATATATGCTCGCGTGAATGGATAAATGTATTCTTGACTTTTTCACAATCCTCTTTGATACTCTCTATATTTTCTTGTGCTTCTAAGATATCATTAATCGTATTCAGCGTATGGTCTATATTGATCGTCTTGATGGATAACTTGAGATCTTCTACAACCTCCTCAATAGACACTGTGTTATTGTTAATTTGCTTTATAATACTATAAATATTATAATCACCCAAAGGAATCACCTCGGTTTGTATGATGTCGTTTTTGTATTTAAGGATGATGTCTTTCGTCTTTTCCAAGAACGAATGGACTTGTGGGGAAATCTGGATGACTTTTAGCGTCTTGTCAATGTTGTCAAAAAACGTGAGTTTCTTATTGACTAAGAGGGGACGTTTAATTTTAAATACGTGATGTATATTCTTGCGCTCTTTTTCTTTCTTTATGATAGAATCCATAAGATCGGTTAAGAGCGCTAAGTCTTTCTCGGTAATAAAATCCAGAGAATAATCATACTTTTTAAAAATATTATTGATGTTGCCATAATCCAAATAGAAACTGTCCTTATTACTATTGATTTCGCTCATAATCATTTCAATGTCAGGGCGCGTATCCTTGATTAGTTCGTAAATACCCTTGTAATTCGCGGAAGTCTTGTAGTTTGCGTTGACGCTATTTAACAAATGCGACGCTATCTTCGCATACATATAATCATTTGTGGTTGATGTAGGAATCTTGTAATATGCCCCAGTGATCGGGAGACTAATGTCATCACCGTCATTGATATTATAGATGTGTTCAACTTTATCTACGTTTCTACAATTGATAACAGGGTAATCCTTGATGATCTGATGATATTTTGGGAAATCGGCGTTCTTCTTGTCGTCCTCTATAAGTATCGTTGTATCACGTGTTGGTTTTAAACGTATCTTTTCAGATTTATGATCATAGGAAACACAAAACTTCCGCTTTACAAACTCGCTGAGTTCGCTCGTTTTGCCTCGTGTTACCTTGGTGTCATATTTATATATAAAGTTAAGCACGGCATCCGGGGTGTCATCTTCGCCGTATTTTGTGAGTTCGCCTTCGGTCGCGAATACATAGTTGGCATAATCGTTTATTTTGCCATTTTTAGCATCGCGATTCACAAGTATATCATAGAATAAACTTCGTAATAGGTCGGATTTCTTTTTGTTTTTAAAAAATGTATATAGATTATTATATATCTCTTCCTTGTCCATCGCAATAAAAGAGGGATTTATTTCACTCATCTCTTCAAAACTAAGTATCTCGGTATATTCAATATCCTCCAATTCTTCCTCTAAATATTCTATATCCGTTGCCATTAGAACTTGTGTTTCTATTTATTAGAATGATATATATTATTATTTGACAAAAATAAAAAAGTAATTGGTCAATAGCGAAGTAGAAGTATTATGCTACGCATATTTATTTAATCGTATCCAGTGCGAACTTCATCCAATCGTTCTTAATCGCGGAGAGTTCGCTTGCGATAATTGCGCAGTTTTCTTCCAGGAAAGAAGCGAACGCTTTTGAACTATTTGGATCACTGAGACCCTCCAACGAAATACGCAGGATCATTAGCGATTTTAGCGGATGCGGGCAAATATACCCAATATACGTGCACGCGATATTCTCCTTATACTTGTGATTTTCGCGAATAAAATGATTGTGAATATAGGATTGTATTATATTTCCCAGCGTATCGTCTTCGTCTTCAATAATAAACTCAAACGTCCCTTGAATATCTTGAAACTGCTGTATCTTCACCTTGTCGCTCGCTTCGCTATTTAGTTCTTTTCTAAGTCCTTCTAATTTATGAATCACAATGTCCAGCGATTTTGATACTAGGTATTTGGGACCAATATTGCGGTTGATGCTTTCAATGTCAAACTTGAAGCGCACAGGGTCACCATATTTATTTTTGTAATACGAGCGTTCCTTGTCTAATAGATTCGTCTTTTTGTCCGCCTCCTTCGGGTCTTGAATATACGAAAAGTTAGACAAGGATACAGGGTTAAACGACGCATTATCGCGCCCTTTCCGCTTTACAATTCTCGCCTTGAAATGTAGATGTTCGCCCGTTCGCAAACGTGTAATCAAAATATGGTCTTTTGATGTTTTGTTTGCGGGGAAAATATCCTTCAATTCGTCGTCACTCAAAGGCACCGAATTACGTGTAGCGACAATATCATTTGTGCGAACATCTATCGTCTTGTTTGTAGTATTCTTGACATTCAACTCAATCTGGATGCTATTATCTTCATAACGCTCTATTTCATCTTCCGTAAGACAAATGGGGATAAGACCGACACGATGAATAATAATCTCATTGTGAAGGGCACCATTATTTATTATAATGTCCACGGTAGGATCGTCGTTCTCTAATTTTTCACCGATAATTCCAGGGATCGGGATATCAGTCAAAATAATCCGGCGAATTCCATTCACAACCGCGAGGTCAATTGCGTTGATTTCAAACGAATGACAATCCGAGCGTTCATCGTAGTTGTAATGTTGAAAAGTAGGCATATTCTCTTTATTATTAATTATATTATATCTATCTTATATATCATTTTTTAATATATATTTTAAAAAATAAACTTTGAACAAATCTATCGTAGCGTTATACGGTGAACGGGACGCTTGGCAACGGGACGCTTGGCAACGGGGCGCTTGGCAACGGGGCGCTTGGCAACGGGGCGCTTGGTAACGGAACGCGGACGACGACGGAAAGCACCACCGGATAATGCTTGGGATATCGCAGAAGATAGATCAGAGAACTCCTCTTCTTGATCTTGATCTTGTTCATAACCACCCTTCTTGAGGGTCTTCTTTACGGGCTTCTTTACCCTGCGCTTCTTGGCACCACCCTTCGCGAGAGGTTCCATGTATTTTTCGCTAGTTGTGGTATCGGTAGCAGTTGCGGTATCGGTAGAAGATTTCTTCTTATTGTTGGAACCCTCTTCATTTGCGAAATGTTCTAAACTCTCAAAGAATCCACCGAAAAATTTCGCCATCTTATTTGCGGAGTTACGCTTGGCAACAGGACGCTTGGCAACAGGACGCTTGGCAATAGGACGCTTGGCAACGGGACGCTTTGGGGTGGATCGCCGATATCTTACGCCGCCACTCATATAATCTTGAAAATCTTCTTCTGACATACTCCCACTCATATTCTTTCTATATATAGATAGGATTTTTATTTTTATAAAAATAAAAAATAATTATACAATAAATAATAGACATTGACAAATAAACGCGCCAGCGAGCGAAGGATTACGAAATTAAACTCGTCATTATAGCGAAACACATTGATGTTCGCGGCAACATTTCGTTAATTGGGTTCGTAGCGAAGAATTGAATCAATGTTTTAATATTATTGATATCGTTGCACTGGCATATATAATGATATACGTTCGCCAGTGTAATCATTTTCGTCTTATACGTATTCACTTGAAGATTACGCAGTTGCGCGAGATGATATTGAATAACCGGCGGGAACTGCTTGTCCATATCCTTATTCATTTTATAGCGGTTATAGTTCGGGTAATACGTAGTCGTTGCCCTATAATAGGCGTAGAGACTGTCCTTGATCGTGGAGATAATCGTATGAACAAGATACGTAGGGTCTATTTTTTGTCCGTTATTATCCAGCGGTAAATTGAGGTTGGGATTGTAATTCGCGATATAATCCTTGATTGTATAGGATGTCTTGTTTTTCATATATACCGACAGAATATTCATCCACACGTTAGGATGGCACGGATCCGTCTCTTCGCGATAATTAATCGCGTCCGTAGAAATTTTGTATAACTTCACATTCACCTTGTCCGCAATATTCTTTTTAACGATTAAACCATAACTATAAGGGTTCGTTTGAATATGTGCGTATCCCTCTTGAATATTTTGAAAGGGCATAGGATACTTCACACCGAGTTCCATCAGTGACGGGATAATAGACGCGATAATGTCGCTTTCAATCAACGAATTGCGATGCTTCGTATTTGCGTGAAACATCTCCATATAATTTTCACCGAGGATTCCCGTATAATCTATGATGTGCTTATTCTCGTGATGAACAATAATAAACTCATACGCCAACTCCGGATCCAAGTGTTGGACAAACAAACTCCGGAGTTTCGCGGAGAATTCTTCAGGGGTTAGCGCAAACACTGCTTCTGTCGTAATATGTTGCTTGAAATATTTAAACAAGATTTCGTCCAGCATATTGCCGTGTGTTTTCGTAGGATGTGAGAATTTTGAACTATTCGCGTCAGGACAACTTGATGTCCCGAAATACCACTCGTCCTTATAATGATATACGGTAATGATGGTTCCGTCATACGCCTCATACACCTTGTCTTCCACAGAATATGACGAAGCGATGAAAGTATTATAATCAATCCGCTCAGGGATAGAGTTTGCGTAAGTGACGACTACGTTATTATTGCGTTCTAGAGTAAAGTCCAATACGACGCTCCGGCATTGCTCATACAATTCTTTAAAATTATCTACATTATTGCGAATATAGGAGTTGTGAAGCAGGACAATATCGCTGCGACCCTTGAACTTTTTCACTTTGATAAGGGGCCAGACGTGGTGCTTCTTCAAAAGCGTAATCAGACAATTCGCATAACTGTTATTCTCGTTAGCGCGATTCATCTCATAGAGCTTGAATGTCTCGTCTATAAGAGTATAGAGCGTAAGGACTGTAGGAACGGCGGCGACGGCGACAGTTGGAAATGTAATCGGAGAGCAAGTGGAATTCATCGGTTGGGAGATACGTTTGATTGTATAATTTAATAGTATAGAATCGTTTATATCAATTTTTATGATTATTTATGGTTTTTTGTAATATAAATCAAACATTTCTTGACCGACTTGTTTATGAACTTCTTCACTTGTTTCCTTTTTCTTTATGATCGTCTCGCGCTTGGACAAGAAATATTCAAAAAACGAATAGTCAAACCCGGTTTCCTTTGTTACCATATCAAAAAGCATAGGGTATCTCTCAATGAAAAATTTAAACTTGTCTTCTTGTGTTATATTATGAACGACCGATGCATGCGATAGCGGAGTATGTGGTGCAACTAGACACTTATTATCGTGTATAATTTTCATAATATCCTGGACTAAATCCGTGATCTCTTTATTATCCAAACCATCCTTGAGGAAGTCAATTGTCTCGTCTGTCTCGCATATTCCACGCACCTTCTTCGTATCGTTGCCACGGTCGCAACTACCTTTACCTCTCTTTTTATGCGAACTCATAGTATAGTTTTCTTTATTATGTATTCTTTATGTAAATTTTAATTCCTTCTATTGTAATAGAATAAAACGAAAAAATGAAAGGTGAATTAATGTATGCGGAACTAGATTACGCCCCCAATGTGAAAGCACCCGAACCATTAAAAAATGCCGGGTTATATACAGGCGATGTGTTATTTGATAAGAAACCGTGGGGTAATAACTATGTGATCCCGCGCACGGAACCCGACGCAGTTGCGTATAGTTCCCATTTTTACGCAAGTCATCACATACCGTCTTATAATAGACCTGGAAATAATACCATAGATAGTAGTGATTATAAAAAATATAATATACAAGATACAGGAGACAATAATATATATCACTTCTCTTGTCATACGAATAATACCTTATGATAACGCATCCGCAATCTGTGAAAGCGCGATTGTCGTATTCGGTGACGGTTTCTTGATCACATCCTTGTGTTTTACTAAAAAGTCACAGATATATTTGTAGGTCTCGTCTACTTGCTCAAATGTAATTCCACCAGTGATTAATACGCTCCCGCTTTCAAATAGAGCGCCTGTAACCTTCTTACATTCGCCGAGATTTTGCCCCATACCTTTCCCATAGCAATACTTGGGACACGAACAGATACCATTTTTATTTTTATTGTGAATATTCCAGAAATATTCCAATTTGACTCCTTGGTATATGCCCGGTTGAAAACTACACTTATTGTTGTATTCGTCGTTAATAAAGAGTTTATGTATTTCCTTTCTACGAATCTCAAACCCCTTTTGAAACTCTGGATCACAATAGACCTTGAAGTCTGTATTGATCATCCGTATTTTAAAGTTTTGATATTTTAAATCCAATTTATACTCCGGTTCTACATTCACAATAATATTCTTATCAATCGTATGGTAGATTTCCGTAATGTCGCCGATAATATGATTGACAATATGCTCCGTATCCTTGACATCTTTAATACCCGTAAGTTGTATATTACCATTCTTGAATATCTTCACATTTGGTATATATTTGTCATTAAACTTGTAGATCACTGTCACCTGATTATCAAACCGATTCTTTTTCATCGTGTTTTTCTTACTCTTTCTACGCTTCTTAGGATAGACCCCCTTTGACGCATCCACGCCATTTTTCATACACTGGACCCATACGACCCCCTTTTCGCACCCGGCAACAACATTCTCAATCACCTTAATATTGTCAAATAATATGCCCAGATTTATATTTATATTATTGCCGATGTTCGCGTTGCAAGTTATCGTTGAAATTCTATACGGAGAAAAGAAAATGCCAGACATTAGGTGCTTATATATAAGAACATATTTCCTTATATCAATTTTTTATTTTGAAACGATTAAACTCAGTTTATTATCAATCGTGTTTGCGTTTGTGCTCTTTGTGTTTTTTTTAATCGCCAGACTCTGGTTCTGGTTGTCTAATTTAATGTGCATATTATCGGTGATGTTCTTTAAATACGATGTATTTACGACTTCATAACTGAAATTCGTAGAAATCATTGGAGGGAGATTTAAAATATAGGTCTTGTCATTCGTAGTATGACCTGTGCGAAACTCGTCTATCGTCATCGGTCCGTTGAATATTTTTAGTAAAAACCGAGAAGGTGCTGGGCGAATAGGATGCGTGTATCCATAGTGTTTGCTTAGCATCTGTATTAGACTATTGATTTCCCACACCTTGTCGCTTCCACAATGCGACGAGAAGTTATATGCGTTCGCGCATTCTAAGGAGCAAAAGTTTCCAAACAAAACGTAAGTATCGGTTTTAATATTATATTTATAAGGCATCCCAAATGTCCGGTTGTCTATCGGGTGGCAACACCAATAGCAGTTATTATTTGAATTCAATATTTCTTCGTTATGCGAGACCTTCAACGAATACTCGCTATTACTATTATCAAATATAATATTGTCCTGAATCGTGCTATACGTGTTACTTTCGTTTATATAGAAACAATTTGGTTCATACGGTTCGGGAAACTCCGTAGTCACATTGTTCTCCGTGATGTTTAACTTGTTTATCTGGGTAGACGATAAAGGCAACTGTAAAATGATATCGTCGTTATCCACTACTGATATGTCCTTGATAATCGTATTCATCAGGTTTTTCTTCTTCTTCATATCGCTTACAGTATCATCGGCGTTTTTTGCTTTTCTAGGCATTTATAATAAATTATAAGTGATGTCTTATAGTATGTATATACGCGTTTATTATTTATATCATTGTTTATCATCAAAATAATCCTTAAAGTATGTTATGTTTTGGATTAGCGCAGCGTTCGCAGCTGCCGCATTCGCCATAGCGTTCGCATCATTTACGACACTAGCGATCGGTGACCGCTTACTATCCGCTTGGGTATCAAACTGAACGTCGCTTTTCGCAGAAATACATTTCATTTTGATCTCTCTTATTTCGTTATTCAACGCATTTATCGTGTCGATTAAATATTTGATGATGTATCCTGATAATAGGATTAATATTAATACTAATAAATCCATCGTCTTAGCTTCACTCTCTTTTTATTAAAGAAGGATATAAAAATTATGATTCCGTCTACGGGGACTATCTAGACCAAATGAAATTACACGTTCCATTAATCACAGAGAAGACGTTGATGACGCGCGTATATACGATTACCTCCAATTTAACCTCGTTCTCTGTTATATAGGGAACCGATTTTCGTCGCATTAATTCAAATAAATATTTGAACTCGTTCTTCGTGGTTATATCTTTGCGACCGTCGTTATTCCCGCGATTATTAATGTTTACATATAGCGATGTCGTGATCATCTGGTTATTAAAGGAACCAGCGCTAACTATTTTCTCAGGAAACAGCGAAAATGAATAACAATATATTCCAGTGCGCGGGACGTTCGTATGATACTGATAGGGTTGGATATTATTATAATAATACGCCTTTTGATCTTCGCGAATGATAGTATCCGCCCATTTAATTTGTGCTGATTCTAATATACCCATCGTCTCATTGTATTTATGCGAAGCGGTATAGTTATCGTGTATATTGAATTTATCGGGTATATCGGTTCGGCGCAATACCCAAATGATCTCTTTAATATGATTGTAGGAACTCGTAAGCGTATAGTTATCGCCATAACTGGTGATATTCAACACAGGGTATGTTTGTCTCTTCACGTAATCCACGACATATTTGACAATTCCCTCGTTACGCAATGAATTCTGTCTATAGACACTGTCCAGAAAAATATAATTAATATCTAGAAAACACTGAATATAACTATCGCTCCTTATAAACGTATTGATGTTTATCGTATCCTTGAATATAATGTTGTAAAACTTCGGTGATACGTAGAGCTTCAGCGTATCACACCATACCTGATACAGTTTCTCAATGTCATTGATATTGACATCCACTTTTATTTCTTGATTCTGTATTTTGTATAATGGCAACGCCAGCGACGGATTTCGTGTAAACCAGAAGTTCAACGGAACTTGTATAATTCGCCCTTTTATGGAAGGGTTATCGATGTTTGTTTTGTATGCTGTTGGATATACTTTGTTATATATAATGTTGTTTTTAATCACATACCTGGTGTTGTTATTATTTGGGTTTATATATTCGGGGATATTCCCAATCAACTGGTTATACTCCACACCGTCCTTGTTCGTTAGTTCATTCCAGATGTTCATCCATTCGCCATAGATTTCGTCAATTATACTTCCTTCAACCCTGATCGTCGCGCTTTTAATAAAGTTGTGTCCTACATTATTTACCCAGCGAAAACGATGTGTATCCGTAGAAAAGATATCCGGGAGATTAAACGACAGATACATATTGCTTAGTAAATCGCCATATCGCTTGATTGAAAATGTAACCAATGTATTCTCAGTCGTGAAAGCGAGATTGATAGACGAATTAATATCGGGTATCACAGTTTTATTTTCCATTGAGAAATTGACGTGCTTATTATACACATATTTATAGTAATTGATACAAGGATTTAAATTAATGTAAGAATCCATTTGTCCTTTTAAAACTAACTGCGTAATACCACCGCCCATAATTACTTATATTATATTGATACTTTAATATTATCTTATATACGAATAAAATATACTTTCATACTCATTCATAATTCCTTATAAACGCTAATAAATTATCATATATCCTTGCTTGTTCAAAGGATGCGACGATTGTCGGTGTGCTCGTAGAATTATCTACAGCAATAAACGTCGGGAAACTGGTAATCCCGAAACTATTCACGCGTTCTATGTGTTCACTGCGATTGAATTTTTTCAGCGCTACTTTGTTGAACGTTTGCGAATTTAAACGATCCCAAATGCCCGATTCGTTAAATTCCACGCAATGTCCGCACGTATCCATATAATAATATTCAACGCTATAGCGTTTTGCGGATACATTAAAGAAACTCTCTTGGATCCTGTCCTTATGCGAGAGTATGATTGCGAATACGAATACTGCTGAAATAATAATAATAGAGTAAAGAGTTCCACTACTTGAACCCTTGCGGGCAAATGCTTTCACCATTCAATCAATCAATTCTAACATAATGATATATAATAATTTATTTATCTATCAAATAATATCCTTGATAATATCGTATTTTTTTGTAATCACATCCTTGACAGTATCGTTGTCATTCGTAAATGTTATATACGTATAAAACCCCGTATGATTGTTTGCAAAGATAGTGTTTAAAAAGTCGTCCATTCGCGCACTTTCTATTAAAATCACGCGGTAATCCAACGTATCATAGTTAATCCCAAAGTTGGCATCGGATAATGAATTCACTACATATACGCTAAAATCCTTCTTTTCTAACATCCGCTTATATTCGCGAATGTCGCCATCACATACAACGATTGTGCGATAGATTAAATGCGATCTATACATATTATCTAGTTTCTCTACGAAATCCATACGATACGATATAGAATGAACACCTATATTATATCATAGTATATAAATAATTTTTATATAAGATTATTGAATATATTTACTAGTATAATGGATGACAAAGTAATCAAAATAGATTTATCTATCTTTCAAAATAGATATAATGTCGTAAATGTTCCCGATAATATACTAAAGAAGGCGGACGCCCTTAAAAAATCGTGTAGTTGTTTTGATTCCTTCTACGATCCGAAAATGATATGGGAAAAGAAATTATACAATAAGAAAGAGAAACACTTACAGCACCAACAACATCATCCGCAACAGCACACAAACTACGTTGCCAATGGCGCGGGTGCTTGCGCTACAACGAGTAATAAAGGACGTTTCCATATTATTATTCCCGACTTTTCGGATACTTCCAGCACGAAACGCGCGTTGATAGGATATTTAAATAAGTTGACAACTAGAAACAAAGAGGTCATTTATGAAAAAATAAAGGGTATGATTGACACGAACCACACCGAAGAGCTCTTTTTAATCATCTGGTCGTATATTAAAATTACGGAGAGCGGTAACGATAATCTCTATATTAAATTACTAGATTACTTTGATAGCGCGTTTTTACAAGTGATGCTTGATAAATTATGGAATAATTATATCCAACAAAAAGAATGGATACCGCCGAAATTTATCTTTGACAATAACTTACTTTTGCTAAATAACGAGTATGAGTTATACTGCGACTACGTGAAATGGAAGAAAGGAATCCATAATATAAATATTATTTGGGTAAAATACAAACATCAAGATATTCCGCGACTATTGGATGATATTTATGATTATCTTACTGGAGAATGTCTAGGCAATCCGAATATACACAAGTATATCATTGATATATTTATGGAACAAATTTTAAAAATATTAAATCTTTATCCATACCCATCTATCGTAGAAAAAATAAGATCACTGGATATTAAAAGTTTTGATAGTTCAACGAAGTTTTTAATCTATACTATTATAGAAAATAAATAATTTCTATTATAATAGTATAGAGAAATTAATGAAAGAAACGGACAGCACCTTATCTTATTATAGCAGTGTATTCATACATCTAATATTTGTATTACTTCTCCTGATCATATGGAGTTATATATACAAACTGGAAAATGTCGGTTGCGCTTGCTCCGATCATAGCAACAAAGAGTTCATAAAGACATTCACTTTCATCGCTTTAGCATACTTCGCGATTACCGCCTTTGTTGACGTCAAAGGTATCGCGAAAAGTATGGGAACTGGAATCGTTCAATTACTCGCCTTTGGCACCTTCATATTCTTCCTAACCTTCGTCGTATACATCTACTACGCATTTGATTATGTTCGCTATTTAATGAACGAGAAATGCAAGTGTAGCGAGGATTTACGTCGTGATATTATCGCAATCGGCACTATGATATCTCTGTTCCTATTTATGGTCCTGCTTTTCACCATCATAATCATTCCTATATTGATAAGTACCCTTACCAATCTATTCGTCAAGATCCAAGTATTTGAAAGCGAAGTTGAGGAAGTCATCAAGAACCCCGTAAAATCAATCCGCAATAGTCCTGGACGTATCCTAAATTCCACCAAGGATATCGGTTCATTCGTCAAGAGCACCGCGTCTAAACTTGTAAAGGGAAAGAAGAGGCGCTAAGTGATATGACAAGGTTAATTTATTAAATTCTTTTTCTTAAATATAAAAAATATATATAATACATAAACTACCAAACTACTCTACAAGTTATACTTCGTTCGCTTCTACTTCGCTGTCATCAATGAAGATTTCCGGAAGGTAAGGTGCGAGTATTTCTTCCACAATTAGTTCGGGTTTAAATTCATCATAGGTCATAAAGATCTTCAACAGTTGCTCGGAAAATCCCGAAATCATCGCGGTTCCTTCTGTTTTACAATTCACCGGAAACGATTCCTTGTGACTGGAATTGAGATTCCAGAAGATAAACTTAGGAGGTGTATAATTTGCTGCTTTAAACATCTTCACAATCGTTTTATATACGGTTTCAATACCATTGCTTTCTTTGTCTACGTCACACGTCGCCTCGTCAAATTGCATATCCGTATAGATGAATAACTTCCTTGGCATATCTTCGTCATTGATAGCGTGTTCCTTGCCATATTCAATAATCATCTTGCAACATTTCACAAAATCCGTGTTATAACCGAAATCAACATTAACCAGAGATTTAAAGCAGGTATAAAGCGATGGTTCAACGCCTTTCTCGGTATATTCTGCGTATAAATCGTCAGGAATAAGAGAAACCAATTCGGGATTCTCGCTGAATGTAATAAACTTATTTTTAAACATACCTTTACAACATTGCGAAGTGATGATACCAAGTGCGATTGCGACTTGCGCGGGAATACTACCATTGCTAGCTGAAAACATAGACCCTGACAGATCAATGACCGCCAGCGAATTCCCTAGAATACCGCAACTCTTGACATTCTCTACAATCGTCTTCCATTGCAACTCTATCGTCTCATTCTCCTCGTATTCATCTTGCGTATTGCGAAGATTAATATAATAACTCGCTAATTCGTGGGGAAGAATGCCCGTTACATTAATTTTCGCCTCTCCGTTTCTTACTTTCGCCAAGTATTCACAGTATCGCTCGCTGTCGTGTTTATTAAATGCGTTGTGTAATTTTCGCGATGCGACACCAGGGACACTCTCGTAATTGATCTTGTCCCACTCATTATTACACATCAACGTCTCAACAATATTTATTTTTTTCCTAAGAGGAACGAGGTATTCCTTTCTATACTTTTCCATCTTCTTTGAATCTTCCTTATCATAGAGGATTGAGGCAATCTTTTTCGCGAATTGCTTGCGACTGTCGTTCCTGTCATTTTCGCTCGGTGCCCACTTCGCACACAGAGATACGTTATTTATCTTCTTAGGATTCGCGTCTGTAGCGTCTACATCTACGTGTTCGCTTTCCTCGCGAATCTCTTGAATCTTCAACTCCGTAAGATCCTCGCGTAATTTGTCAGCAAACAATGTCAACTCATAATTTTTATGAATCATTCCATCTCCGCGATTCTCATAGCAGATATAGAGCAGATCCTTCCAGCGCCCATATTTATTGACGTAGGTCAAGATATTATTCATATAGGTATAGGGTTTGTTTTCACGCAACCATAGCATCGCCTGGTTTGACACAGTCTTCTCTTTTTTCCCCTTCAAACGATCACGACCGTTGAAAATAACGGCGACTGTCTTCTGGGGGTTGATCGCCCAGCATTTTTCTATAAACTGATAGTTCTCTTCCTTTGTGAGCGTCCGCGTATACATCATAAAGTAATCCACAATGTGATTACCGCTCGTATCCAAGGCGACAGCTCCATTCTCAGTGCGGGTAAAAGTGGATGCCATTATGGTTGATTGCGTTGATTCGTTCGTTTGAATGTAGTTTGTTCGTTCGGAACTGATAGGCGCTGATTTGCGCTTGTCGGTATTGATAGGGAGTATCCTTTATGTATCATTTTTTTTATATATTTTCATAAAATAGGAAAAATAATGAATGAATTACAATAACTTCTTTCTCTTTAACTTCGTCATCAGCTCTTTCTTCTTATAGGCGACACGCTTGCCATCTACAACCCTTGAAAGTTTGATTTGATTCGCATATATCCTTTATGTCTTTCAGATTCATTTCGCGACGACGACCTATTCCTTTAAATTATTTTTTATAGCATATCGTAATAAAAATGTGAATACTAATGTCGTAGAAAATAAGAAGAATAAGTATATGTAAAGATACTTAGAACCCATCCTAATAAGATGAGATCATATATTATTATGGGTATCGGAATTGATATTCACAAAAATATATATACATATAATATAAATAACAAATGTTATATTTGCCTTGGAGGTTTCAAAAGTCGCGAGTTCTACATTGTAAATTAAAAAAGGACAACGCGCAGCTATCGCCACTTTCACGGATTCATAGCATCCGTGAGTGGGTAATTCATCAATGTCCATCGGTTTCTACATCTACCCACTGGTGGTTCAAAGATTTACCCCCCGATACCAAGGATCTATTTTACGATATCGCAAAGGACAAAAGAATAATAGGGATGTTCAATGAATATTTTGGAAAGGGTTATTATATTGATCTGCTCCACGATATGAACGAAGTCTATGTATCGCCTCCCTCAAATAATAATAAAGAATTTGTAAAGAATGCGTCAGACACTATATTTTATACGAGGCATATTGACGGACCATTCTTTAGCATTCCTTTCGCATCATGCTATCGGGTTATTGTAGGACTTGACGAAAATATGGATATTATGACCAATTTTCACATGACCCCCCAATCCTATATCATAAAAACAGGTGATGTGGTTGGTTTTGATTTTCACCGCGAATGCCATTATATATCGCCGATCATTCGGGATGAGGACGCTAGCAACACGACGCAAAAGTATCGCGTCATCCTTAAAATCCATTATTGTATATATCCATATTGGGCGTGCGTTTTCGGGTTTATACTAAGCAAACTATCAATCTTATATAATAAATTATTTAGAGACCTCTTCTTATTTACATTGAAACCGCAACATAAAAGCACAACCTGTTTGGCGAAACTGATGATCCTCTCTACTCAGGTATATCACGACATAGAGTTCTATATCGGTAATAACAATATTCAATATATATCTTTGTTGCTCTATATCGCATCCAAAACGGATTGGAATGTGTTCTTCTTTGGCAGCTCGTTTGTTCATTATTTGCGCTGGATAGACACAGAGAAACATAACGGCGAAATCAATACTATATTTCGTCGCGACTACTTTTTTTATAAATTCCTTTATATGCTCAACTATTTTCATATGTATTTTTCGTATTACAGTGAAACCCCGGTATTCTATACGTTTGTGATCGTCCCGCCATTATTTGCGTTGTATATCCGCAACTATACTGCGTTTATTCCAAAAGGTATAGAGATATATTTAATGTGCGCGATGCTAAATAACAATACTCTCAAACTCACCGAGTATTTCTACCTATTGATCAACCTATATTTGAATTATTTTCAATTATGTAAAACGATTGATATGTAAATATGTAATATAATATGCGATTATATATAGATACGCGAGAAATATATGGCAGATGGCGTGAATATGCGACAGTTCAAGTTAAAAAATGGCATTCGTGTCATAATCGTTCCATTAAAAACGCAGTTAACCTACATCTCTGTAAATTATTTATTAGGACGATATAAGGAAATGAGTAATGAGGCGGGACTTACGCATTATTGCGAACATTTATTGGGATGTTTAACATCACGGAAATACAAGAGCTCGGCATTTGTGAGCGAAGAGATTTATAAACGTGGCGGGGAGTTCAATGCCTACGTGTCGGATTATGAGACGAGCATATACATTAAAGGGATCTATGATGACTTGACGTTTTATATGGATCTACTTTCCAATACTATAAATGATTTTTATGTAGAGGATGATGTTAAACTAAAAGAGAAGAATGTGGTGATTCAAGAATATTTGGGGTATATATCCAATAGTAGTTATCGTTTCAGTTATAATATTTTCAAATTTCTATATCCTAAATATTCGTATATGGCGGATTATCATAAACAGATTAATGATATCGCGAAATTTGACGACAAGAAGATCGCGAAGTATCTTAAAAAACATTTGAATACCGACAACCTTGTCGTGTCTATTTCGTGTCCTTCGCATAAAGTGAATGAAACTGTTGCGAATGTCAAGAAGTATTTCGGTGTTTTAAAATATAAAAAGAATACGGCGACATATCCCGAAATAAAACATAGTAGTCAGAGTTTAAAAATAGTGAATATAAAGAATATAAATGCGGATAAGAACACGTCGTTTTTGATTCATCTACCGAAACGCATAGAATATATGTCTGACGAATATTTAATATTATATTACTATCTTCAACGAATATTATTTCATTTTGATTCGGGTATATTTTACAAGATACTACGTAAAAAACTTGGTATCATTTACAATATAGGGTTTAGCGTTCAAACCGATTATCATAACCCTGAACTGTCGTATTATAATATAACGTCCAAGTGTCATAGCAAATATACGAAAGTGTTTATTGACAACTTCCTACAAATCCTTCAGGATTACGAGATTGAAGACGAGCGCATTGAGAACGCAAAAAGACACTTTAAATATCTATATGAGAAAACGAAATTTCATAGTTTAACCTCTCAGAATGACAATTTCAAGTATCAAGCTTTATTTCGCAAGGATATCCTAACAAACAAGGAGATCTATGAAAAGACATTATCGCTTTCGTCACAGAAGATAAAAGAATATTATAAGAATGTGTTTGTAAAGGATATCTTAGCGAAACACACGCTTTTTTATTATTCCAATAATAATGTCAATAAGCAGATCCTCTCCTTATATACAAAGCAGATGCCAGGTGTTGTATGTAGGACGCATTATATTCCTTAAGTAATTACAACAAAACAATGACAAGGCATTGTTCTAAGTTACTGCTTATAGCAATTTTAATTATCTCGTATAGGAATAGAAATATAGGACGGGATATGGATTCAAACTTTTTTTACATGTATTTATTACTAATATTTACGACAACCTTGGCATTCACGATCATTCGTTGTATCTTTAATAATCATACACTAGACATATTTTTTTACCCGAATAATAAGAATAATATTCTTGAAAACAAAGTCTATTTGATAGTGCATATCATAGTTAATTTCTTGCTCGGGTTTATCTTTGGGTTTGATATTATAATTGGGATGTTTATTAAAATTATAATCTTTGAGATATACTTGCATATTACGGAGCACTGCGACATATTATATCTGTCAAATGCGTCCAACTTAATCGTGATCATCTTAATATCATTAGTAAGTTATACATTTGGAAGTATCCTCAATATGGCATTTTCTAAATCTAAAATATAAAAATAGATATACATATACTCACCTCTCTACTGTTGTGTCGTGTCGTCTTACGGGCTGTTCAATTTATCGCGTATGAGGTTGCTTGTGGCATTCGCACATTTTTTGAAATTAACCACGTTTCGCATCGGGCAACGAAACTCAAATTCGTCCATGGAGTCAAACACGGTTTCATCGTTATTTTTAGCGGATTCTAGTTGTTTATCAAAGTATTTGAATATACACTTGTCGTGTGCGACACACGAGCATACCTTTTCGGTTTTCGTAGAATTGTCAATATATATTTCAACGCACCTATCATTCTTTTTAAATTTGTCCATACAGATACAACATGTATTTTCAATATTCATAATCTTTTTGAAGTCGTGCATCGCAAAGGGGAGATTCGTAATCTGCCAAGGGAAAGTCTTGAACAACATTTTATTAATACGCATAATCGCTTTGCGATTGTATTCATGATCTCCAGACATAAATTTATTACGATTATCTAGCATACAAAACTGCGTCTTAAATTCTACAATATCACTCATTATTTTTGATGCCATCTTCTGCTTGTTTAAAATGCTCATCTTGTCAATCACCGTCCCAGTATTATTAGACATAACAATCCCTTGTTTGTTCATAATAAACACATTGGAAAGCATATCCACTCTGTTAAAGGGCGGTTGCAACCATTTTTTCTTCGGTATTAGAATGTCAAAGTCAAAGCAAATCTCCGTACCACAATACACATATGGAATTCTTCCAACAGTGGCAGTGTATCTGATTCTCTTATACATCATAATCGGTAAACTAAAATACGAGTGTTCGCTTATTTCCGTAAACTCGGAAGATGAAATGTTCGTGATTCCAAACTCTTCGCTAAATATACTTTGAAGGGTGTTAATAAACGCATAGACATCCTCCTTCCTATACATGCAAATATCCATATCTTTCGCAACAAGCGCGCGCGCCGCGGTCTCGGGTTGGTTAAAGCAGTTCCAAAACTTGTGGATATGATGCATATTATAACTATTCGCCTCATTGTAAATCGTCTTGTAGTGGTCGCTTATAATCTTATCCCTGACATACCCACCAAAGATAGTCCCGTTGTTATCAAATACCGCATTTGTGATCCGCTCATAAACGATATACTTGATGCGGTCGGGGGTAAAGTTGATCTTCACTTGTTCCATTGCTTTGAAGTTCGCTTTGAAGTTCGCTTTGAGGTTCGCTTTGAGGTTCGCTTTGAAGTTTGCTTTGAGGTTTGCTTTGAGGTTTGCTTTGAGGTTTGCTTTGAAATGCTGGTTCTTGCCGTTAGGTATTCAAGGAGTATAATCAATTTTTATAGTAATTATAGAAAAACAACACAGATAAATCAGATAAAACAGATAAATCTTCTTATCCAATATCATTCTCTATCTTCGCACGAGAATAGGCATACATAACCTTTTCAGCAGTATCAATCGGGAGGATGTAGTCTTTCGCACCATAAAACTCGGGGTTTTTACGGGAACTACGATTCACCAAAGTTCGTAATGCGAGTAAATCGTGTAGTTCGTATTGAATACGGAAAGAGTCGTTATTGTCCGCAAATATAAAATAGACAGATGGCAGTATCTTGTTGATGCCGTCGGGCATATAGAAACTGTTGGGGTATTTAAAGGATATGTCAAAATTACCCGACGGATCTACTTTATGAATGTTGGGTGTATTCTCAAACGCAATTTCGTAATTTGGGAAAGGAAGTCCAGATCCCGAGTAATTACTCATCCTATCAATGGGGTTTGCGGCGATGATAACAATGTCATTATACATCGCGATATTTTTCACAGATCCAGTTAGACGCAACAAGGAGTGGTCACTATTGAAGACAATGCTAAACCCAGTATATTCGTCATTAAATATCATTTCTTCTATATTTTAGATAGAGAATAAAAAACAATTATATACCGTCGTCTTCGCAATCTTCGCCGTCTTCACAATCTTCGTCTTCACTATTAAAAACAAATATGGCATCGTGATAGGTATCCTTACTATTTTTCGCTTTTTCTTTATTTTCGCCCTGCTCGCCTTGCGTATCGTCAAATAGGATATCCGCGTCATTCGCATTATTACACGCCATACTGCTAACTTTATTATACGCGTTGATCAATGTATCGGATATCTCTTTGTTCGCAATAAGGAGTTTGCATTGCTCTGCGTTATATTTATGGACGATATCTACCTTGTTTATTTGAAAATCACGCATTGATACAGCGACAATATCGCCGGTTTCAATTAATACGCGTTTATTAAACCGACGCATAGACCCGCGAATAACACCGATTGTCTCCGTGCCATTGTCGCATAACACGAGAACACGACAATTCCCTAATACCTTCATTACATATGCGAATACTTCGTAATCCTTATCGATCGCATAGTTGTTGTTCGCGACCTTGTTAAAATTACTACTCTTCTTTTTATTACGAATACTTGTTTGATACATTCAAAAAACTGTAAGCGTATATGTATTATTATACTATTTAGTCTTATATTATTTATTATCAAAGGAATATTTCTCTTTTGAGCGAAGGTAGGGGTTTCGCTTATACCGATTATAAATGTTATTCTTGTATTCGTTGCTCGATATGATAGTATTTTTATTGTAGGAAGTCTCGTTATATAGCAACCGCAAATTCGGACTACTCGTGCTTCGTGTGAGAATCCCACCATAAGTCGTGTGTGTATGCGTATGGATAATCGCAAGAATCATCAGGCATTTAAGGCTACGAATGTCGCCAATACCGTTCATAGTTTTTATTGTATTGTATTCTCTATTATTTATATGGTCGTCTATCAATTTTTTATCTCTAAAAAAATAAATATAATATACTACATATTATAGAATGACACTGTCACCCAAAGGAACTTGTGCGAGAATCCTAACACCGAAACAAGTGGGACCCATTTGTTGGTTTATGGCAACCTTTGTCGCGATGTTTTACAGTCAGCGTAGCAGAAAACTATTATTGAATGCTTCATCGGGTTGGAATAAAAGAAAGCCTTTATTTACTTTGTTAAAACAAGTATTAGATGATAAATACTTGAAGACAGAAAGTAGAGAAAGCGAGGATTACAAGAAGTTTAGCGACGATACCTTTGGTAATATTTTAAGTTTATTATATAAAGAAAATAGTGACGTATTTCCGTATAACCCAAAGACTATTGATGATGGCTACATCCCTGAATTATATATTGGGAAATTATATAAATTATTAGGCGTTGATTATAAGATGTTTAGTTATAATGTAAATGATGATATCTTGTTATACTCGTATTTGAATGACGAGTATAAAATTGAGTATCAAATCGTTAATACAATACCTTTACCAATTACACGTCAAAATAAAAGTTATACTTATATTGAAGAAAATATGATGGCACCGCAAATATTAATGGTGCTTCTTCGCAGAGATTTTGTTGGCTACCAGTATAGAGATTTATATCCAAATACTGTAATAAAAGAGGGTGATACGAAGAAAAATATAAGAACTTTGAATGAAAAAATATATTATCTTGGTGTTGAATATAATTTAGACTCTGTTGTATTGGAAAACTGGAATGAAAAAGGTATTGGATTCCACGCAATCGCTGGAATCACTTGTAAAAAAGATAAGT